GAGCTGCGTCGTAGCCTCATGTCAGACTATTTACATGACTACAAAAATAGAAAGAATGGTCGCCCGGTCACTAACTGACGAATGGTACAAGGCACGTCAGTACGGTGTATCGGCCACGACCGTGGCAAAGGCGGCATCAGGCCCTGCCGGGTTCGATGCCGAACTCAAACGCGCCCTCAACCCAGAGGATTATGTTGTCGAGGATAACGCCTACATGAAGTTTGGTCGGGACTGGGAAAACTGGATCGTGGAGGCGTTGCCTACCGAGTACGGTATCAAGGCGAACGACTGGCTGATTTGTGGTGTCGGTGCCGACCGTTGGCATCTCGCAACACCGGACGGCCTCAACGCCGACTGGTCGACCATTGCCGAAGTAAAGACGACGGGTAAGGATTGGGACGGCAGCACGATTCCGATTCAGTACCGTCGGCAGGTGCAATGGCAGTTACACGTCACCGGGGCAACCAAGTGTGTGTTCGCATGGTTGTTACGCGCCGAGGCAGACAACGGCGATTTTGTCCCGGCATGGCTGGAACCGAAACACGTTGTCATGGAACGCGACGACGACATGATTGCCGACCTGCGTGAAGTTGCCAACAGGTTTATTACCGATTACAACAACTACATCGAAATGAGGGAGAACCATGGCTAGATTCAATCTCGCAGACTATGCGACAGTCCAAGAACGCATCGAAGCATTCTGGGCAAAATACCCCAACGGCGCAATCGTCACACGCGACCTGACAACCGACGCGGATCGTGACCGCAAACAATGGCGCGTCTACGCCGAAGTGTTCTTTACGTTCGACGAGCTGCGGCCACGCGGAACAGGTCTGGCGTTCGAAATTGACGGCGGTGCCGGGGCCAACCAAACATCCGCCTACGAGAATGCTGAAACGTCTGCCATTGGTCGTGCGTTGGCAACCGCCAACTTCACCACGTCAAAGCACCGGGCATCTCGTCAGGAGATGGCTAAGGCTGAACGTGGCGCACCCGACTCGGCGCAAATCACCGCAATCGACGTGCAGAACGCCGCAACACTAAAAGACCTCGAGGCACTATGGTCAAAAGCGGTCGACTCCGGCGACTCCAGCAAACTCATCGCGCTGTTCACCGAACGAAAGCAACAACTCAATGTTGCGAATAAGGATTGACGGTCGGGCCGTCCCCAAAGGGCGACCACGCATGACAAAGATGGGTGGGGTCTACACACCCAAAACAACCGTTGATTTCGAGAAGCAGGTCGCAGCTGCGTGGAACACCCAAATTGGGATGATATCCATGACCGGGGAACTCCGGGTCGTTATCCACGTTTATACGGATCGTGGCGCAAAACAGGATGTGGACAACTTGGCAAAATCTGTGTTGGACGGCCTACAACGCGGCGGTGCGTTCGCCGTCGGCGACGAACAGGTCAGAACATTAGTCATCAGCAAACACCCCGCCAAAACGGATTTGTGCACAATGGTGACTGTTGCGCACTATGATGACTAGCATTCACTAGCCTGAACCCTAAACTTCCCCCCGGACGTGGCTAGACGTTCGGGGGGTTCCCTATTGGAGGATCCATGGACGAGAAGGAACATCAGCATCATTGGCTGCGCGTTGGACGTTGTGGCCCGTCACATTGTGTCATCTGCGGTAAACCGCAATGAGTTTCAAACTGGTAAAGAGTGTCATCTCATCAGAACGAGTCGACGGAATGCACAAACTCGTACTCATCATCCTCGCCGACTACGTCAACGACTCCAAAGGCAACGCCGCATGGCCATCCGTCACAACCGTCGCGATCAAAGCAGGCGCATCCATCCGGCACACCCGCCGAATCATCCGCGAGCTCGAGGCGCAGGGCGTGTTGAAAACGGTTCGCCAGGCAGGTCTAAAAGGGACAAATAAGTATGTTATTGACCTGTCAGGGGCGGACACCCATGTCCGGGGTGGGGCGGACATTTACGACACCAAGGGCGGACATTTGAGACACTTAGGGGCGGACACCCATGTCCGCCGAATAGATAAAGAACATATAAGAACAGATACGTTCGCCGTCGGCGCGGGCCCTGCCCGAGCGCCGGACGGCTCACTAGAAAAATCAACAGAGGAAAACGGCGCAGTCGTTCGGGCTGTCGCCCACGACGCGCCAGCATGCACACAACACACCGAAACGATAATCAGTTGCGCAACCTGCTACACTTGGCAACATGAGCAATGGAGAAAGGAACCACTCTCATGACCACACCACCCACTAAAGTGATCGGGGCAATGAAACATTTACTCCTCGAATTACAAAAGGTCAACGTCGTCAACGACATCGACCGGGAACACCTAATCCGCGAATACGCCATCGGGCGCATCACCGGATTCGGACACCTCGCCGAATGGTTACACGCAACAACAAACCTCGGCAATCACAACTACCAGCAAATAATCCAGTACGGTCGCCGATACGGCGAAACACGATAGCAAAGGAACAGCAACATGGCACACGTAAAAGTCACAGGCCTCGTCGAAAAACCACTCGGCGACAAAGGATTCATCCTCCTCGAAACAATCAAACTCAACGACGGCCGCACATTCGACAAAAAATGGAAAGTCTGGATCACACCAATCCCAGCATTCTCATCCACCGTCGAAGCAGTCGGCGAACTCTCCGTCAAAATCAACGAATACCAAGCGTTTGACGGAACCACCAAACACGCCGCCGACCTCAACATCAACAACCCGGTCGTCACCGTCACCGCACCACCCGTCGAAGCATCACCCGACGTAAACGGCGACTGGGCCACACCCACACAACAGGCAGCACCGTTCTAATGCGTGAGTCGTACAAGATGCGGATGTACCGCCGCCAAGCATTCGTCAACCGTTACATGATCGGCGGAATCATGTGGGGATGCATCGCCTACCTAGTCGTCATGCTGGTGATATTCACATGAACCTAGAACAGATGCTCCAAGCAGCACCACCCGAAAACTCGCGCACCTGCAAATTCGGGCCGTGGCTGGCCACACTCCCAGAGGACGACCGCAACGCCGTCCACCGGGCATTCGACAACCCCGAAGTGCCTGCACGACACATCTACCGAACACTCAAAGCAATCGGATGCCCCAGCGCAGAATCATCCATCCGGGCACACCGACGCGGCGAATGCCAAAACTGCGAAAGGACACGACGTGGATAGCATCAACGAAGCCATCGCCATGATGGAGGAGTTCGACAAACGCAACGCCGAAATGGCCGAACAACTATCCCAACAAATCGCGCAACTCGTTGCACAAATCGAAGCCATCAGCGACATCCTCAAAATCCGAGACATCATCGACAACGTGACACCCGATGCTGGATGACCTCCTAAATACCCCACAACCCCCGGCGACTCCTGATCGCCGGGGTGTTGCGGTATTCACCCAAGAATGGAACGCCACCGGCGACGAATCCATCATCACCGCAGTCACCAACACCAAACTCGCCGACGACCAACTACACGACTTCATCACCAAACGCGGCGGCATCATCCCCGACGGATACACCGCAGTAATGATCTCCGCCAAATACAACCCCAACGCATGGACAAGGGAAGAACCCTACGACCTCGACGGCAAAAAGACCCCGGCGGTCACACGAGGCGCATGGTCCTACACATTCCGCATCGTCGCCACAATCACACGGCCCGAAGGTCGAATCAACGAGCTCATCGAGCTCACTAAAAAGAAACCAGCCAAACGCAACACAACCGTCACCGACGACCTGTTCGTGTTCGCACTCGGCGACTCACAGTTAGGAAAACCAGATGGCGACGGAACCGACGGCATCATACGCGCGTGGACGCAGAGCCTTACCACCGCACGAACAGAATGGATACGGGCAGGCAAACCCATGGTCCTCATTGCTGGCCTTGGCGACCACCTTGAAGGAAACCAATCACAAGGCGGCAGAAACTTCTACCGGTCAGACCTCACCGTCAGCGAACAGTTACGAGTGTTTCGACGAATGCTGTTACGAACCATCGACACATTCATTGAAGCACCGAGCATCGTTGTGGGCGTGGTCAACGGCAATCACGATGACATCCAACGCTTCCAAACAACTGATGCGTCTGACGGCCACGCTACAGAAAGCACGATCGCGGTCGCCGAAGCACTATCACTCAACCCAGACCGATACGGTCATGTCCGGGTGTTCGTGCCGGGCAAAGACCAAGACCACCTAGTAATCGAAGCAAACGGCACAAACTTCGTGCTAATCCACGGTCACCAATGGCCTCGAGGTAAAGCGATGGAATGGTGGGAAAAGCAGACATTCAACAACCAACCCAGCGCCGCCGCGGATATCCTGATCCACGGTCACGAGCACGAGTTTCAAATCAGCAGTCGCCGCGACCGACTCATCATCTGCACACCAGCACTCGAATCCGAATCAACATGGTTCAAACAGAAGCAGGGTGCAGTCGGTCGTCGCGGTGCACTCATGTTCGTCACCAAACCCAAAGGACAATTCGAGAGAATGGCAATCGTCTAATGCCAGCCAAGAACAGGCCAGACCTCAAGACCGCAGACTGGAAACGTGTACGTACGTACATCCTCGAGCGTGACGCACACACCTGCGCATATTGTGGGGCCGAGGCATCCACCGTCGACCACATCATCCCAGCCAGCATGGGCGGCAGCGCAGACCCCAGCAACCTGATCGCAGCGTGCAACCGATGCAACGGCACCAAGTCCAACAAAGTTCACGCCCGAACCAACTGGGTAAACACCCGGTGGGGGGTACGCCTATCGTGACCGCACAGCGATGACCACCTAGGTCGTCGCACAATCCGCCCTCCATTTTTTTGGAGGGCACCTCCACAT